GTTAATTGCGTCCAGCGTCCGGGTCGAGGTTTCCGTGTTCAACAGCACCGACAACGTGTTCGGCACCGCCGTCGTGTCCTGCAACGCCCCCTGAACATACTGTGCAACCGACAACGCCTCGGATCCGTTTAATGCGTAGGTGTCGAGCCGGTACGAATAGTCCCCGGTGCCTGCCACCGTCGGGGTGCCCCCGTTGATTGTGACCAGAACATAGGTGGCATAGTTGTCGGCCATCGACATGAACTGAACCTGCTGGTACGTCGTGTTGGCACCGCCAGCATCCCCGAACGCGTAAAACGTTGTGTACTGCTGCCAGCCCCGCGTGTACAACGCCAGCCCTGTGCTGTATGCGTACAGCAAACCCTGCTCCGTGTTGACAATGGTTTGCATGACGTTCAACGCGTTTTCGTCGGTCACGGTGGTCGCTGACAACGTCTTGGGCGCTTGCGACACGATGGTGTTATAACTCAACCCAAGGTCGGTGCAAACATCCTCAAACGCCACTTTGGTTGTGGTCCCGGCAGACCATGTGCGGGTAATGCGGCCCCGCCCCAACGTGGCAAACGCGTCCTCCAGCGACAGCGTCCAAGTGTCCATGGCGGGCACCGTGCCGTAAGTGATCTGCAGGTCTGCTACCCGCAACGGCAGAACCACCAACGACGTGGGGGTCGTGTTCGGGTTGTACAGGCGCAAAGTGACAGTGTCGCCAATGTTGATGGTGGGCAACAGGTCAACGCGGCGACCCACAATGGTTGCACGGCCCGCAGCGTAAAAGTCGGTCAGGACTCGACGCCCAGACGTGACCGTGACCGTCTGAATGTTGGTAATCGAGACGGGACCGGGCAGTTCAGCCGTCCAGTACGGGATAGCCATGGCCTAGTACGTCACCGCAATCGGCAACGGGCCGTTCTGGCGGGTCCACCGCTGGATAGCGTCCACCACCGACTGCGGATCCCCGCCATTGACCTCAACATTGACAATTGTTTGCCCCTGAGTGCCACCGATAGACGGGTCAATCTGGTCAAGGCTGAGCATGGCGATGGGGATTTCGCCGTAGCCAAGGCCAACATAGCCGTCGGGTCCGGTTAGGCGGGGTGCAGCCGCAGCCGCACCGCCACCCCCTGTTGCACGGGACGCTGCGCCAGCCACAACCCCCGCCCCAAGGCTGGGCACCACCGCAGCGGTCGACCCAGACGATGACACCGGCGACTCGAACTGGCGGGCGCTGCCTGTGCTACCACCGCCCTCACCGCCAAGCCTGCCCAGCGACACTGCCGGGATGCTGGGCACATCCTTGCCGGGGTTCACAATGTTGATGCCCCGAATGACAAGGTTGATGGCCTTGATCCATGCGTTAGCCATGAACTCAAAATAAGTTGCCAGCCCGTTTACGACGTTGCGGACCACGTTGCGGAAACCCTCAAACTTTGTGTACGCAACCGTAAGCCCGGTGACGAGGGCGGCGATACCGACGGCAATAAGGCCGAACGGGTTAAGGGCCATGGCTGCATTGACGGCAAGGATGGCAGTAGCGACAGCGCCAATAGTGCCCGCAATGATGGTAAACGCTTTCGGGTTGTCCTGCGCCCAATCCGCCGCCTTCTGCAGATACGGCAGCACCTTTTGGAGCACCGGCAACAGGGCCGCCCCAATGGATTCTTTTGTCTCGTCAAGGGACAGTTTCAGTTTGGCAAACCCGCCCGCAGCCGTGTTGCTTGCCTCCTTTGCCGCCCCACCGAACGTGCCTGTCATTTTTGCAAACACTTCTTCAAGGGTTGCGCCGCCCTTGATCATGTCGCGCACTGACGGGTCCAGTTTTGCTAGCGCCGCTGTGTTGCCGCCATAGGCGCGTTCAAGCGCTTTGCTGACTGTTTCAAGGCTGACACCCTTTGCGGCGGCGATGTCCATAGCGAGGCTGGCCGCGTTCTGCGCCTCGTTGACATCCTTAGTAACACGGACCAGCCCCGCAAGCGCCGGGCGCAACTGGTCATCCGTAATGCCAAGATTGCGGCCCTGCGCCGAAATGTACTTCTCGACGCTCTTGATCTGGTCATCGGTTGCCCCGGTCGTCGCTTTCAATTGGCGCGCGAGCATCTGCTGGGACTTTTCGTCGTCCATTGCGGCTTTGACCGCGTCGCCCATTGCGGCAGCCAAACCCGCCACCGCGGCCGCCGCCGGGATAGCGGCTTTCTTTAACGCAAACTGTGCCTTCTCGCCGGTGGTTTCAAGTTGCTTGAACTCCTTGATGGCCTTCTTGACGCCAGCGTCCGCAAACTCGGAAATAATGGGGATTGAAATGGCCATTAGCGGGTTTCCCTGTTGACGGTGTGCATTACGTCGCGCACCAGACGCTCAAATCCGGCCTCGAGACGCGCCCTGTTGGCCGTTACAGCCTTGGACAGCACTCGGGTCTCAGTCGGGGCCACAGTGCCCAAAGAACGCCCCAGAGCGTTGTCTGTGCGCCTGCCAGCGGTCTCAAAGATGATGGCGCCCGGGTCGGTTTGCTGAATCAAGATAACGTTGCGGGTCTTGCGGGATGTGTCCACCTTGACCTTGGCACCACGTCGAGCCTTGGCAGCCACATACGGAAACAGGGTACGCCCCCTGGACTTCCACTGCCGGTTCATGCCCGAAAGGGGCATTTCGGGATAATTGCGCTGCGCCTCACTGATCGCGGGCTGAGCAATGTCCTTGGCGTCCCGATTGAACTGTTTACGCAATTCGGGGTCAATCTTGCGAAGCGCCTTGATTGCGTCTTCAACCCCCACCAATGTGATGCTCGTTTGTGGGGTCATCGCTGCTTCCTCGCTTGCTCGTTCAAGATAGTAACAACCGTGGCTAGGTCACGCCCCTCAAACGGTATCTGCGGTGGCCAGTACCCGGTAGAGACAAGCACCACCGCTAGCGAGTAGTGGTACGAGCCTTTCAGGAAGGGTTTTCGGGTTCCTGCCCCACAACCTCAATAGCGGCCAGTTTCTTGACGTAGTCGTCAAACACTGCGGGAACGGTAATGCCAGCCTGTTTGCAAGACTCAAACGCCATGAACGCCAGATCCTCGACGCCGATGCCAGCGGCCAGTTCGGATGCTTTTCGCTTGTATTTGCGTTCCCATGCGACCACCACGAACAGGTTGGTGGTGACTGTGTAGTCGTCGCCGTCGTTTGTGGTGACGTGCAAGTTCAGTTGCATTGGTTCTCCCTAGGTTGTGTGTAGGTCAGGTGACGTCGCGGACCCATGTGCCGCCGGTGAACGTGGCGGTCACCATCGCGAGTTCCCCGACGGTGCTGGCGATGGGCGTGAAGTTCTCCAGCATGGCGTTGGTGATGACGTATTCGGGGTTGGTGGCCGACTCTGTGGTGCCGGACGGGCTGATGGTCAGCACCGTGGTGCCGGTGCCAACGCAGGACGCAAGGATGCCCTCCACCTCAGATGCGCCGTAGGAAAGGAACATTTCCAGCGTGACCTCGACGCTCTGGAGGCCGCCGACGAAACGGTGCCCGGTGTCGCCCATTGCGGTGGACTCCAGCGGGTCACTGCCGATGGTCACGGTGACGGAACGGCACTGATCGGACAGGTCGGTGGTGGTGACGCCCTGCGTAATGTTGACGGTGGCGTTGGAAAGGAATGTGCTGGTGGCCATAGTTGTCCTTTTGCTAGTTGCGCCGTACGGCTACCCGCACGGTGAGGTCGTATGTCGGCAGTTCCTGCCCGCCGCCAATAATCATTACAGACGGGCGCAGGTCTGTCACGGCTATTGCCGAATTCATGATTTTGTCGGCCTGTGTGAGCAGCCAATCTGACGCGTCTTGGTTACCGGGCGGTGGCGCGCAAACACGAATACGCAGCGTGATGTCGCCCACGTTGTATGTAAACGCTTCCACGGTTGGTAGTTCCAGAAAGAACGTCATGGGTCGAGCGTTGCGCGGGTCGGTGACAACCTCGTAGCCAAGGTTGAGGGCTGTCAGCGCGGTTTTGGTGGCGTTGACTGCGTCCCACAGGATGCCGGTGGCAGCCATTAGGCGACCTGCGGACGGCCAACACCCAGCAACTGCAGAATGCGCCCGAGGGCTGACGGCACTGGGAATGTCCCCATGGAATCGAACGATGCGAACGAGTCTGCGGATCCGCGTTCCCTGTACAGCAGTGCGGCGTACATGATGGTGCCTAGGGTTACGTCGCCGCCGGGGCTGGTGTGCAGTTCATCGGTCAGGTAGCCCGATTCCTGTCTGCGTCGGTACGCAAACGCATTCGCGGCCGACACACACTTCGTGATGAACGCGGTGTCGTTGGCGGTAGCGACCGAAATGCCCAGCCATTCGGTCACGTTGGCGTTGGTAATCCATGTGCAAACAGGGTTCCATTCCAGCGTTCCGTACGGATCAACCGCGTAGTAGGTGACGTTTGTGCCCGGGTTCTGGTACAGAACCTGATTCGGTATCGGGTTCTCGTAGTTGAACTGCAGTTCGCCAAGGTTGTCCACCCCGATGAACTCGTACTG